CCGCCCGGCCGTCCATGGGGAAGACCGCCTTCGTGTTGACCATGGCACGCAATGCCGCCATCGATCGGCACCAGGCGGTAGGGTTTTTCTCCCTCGAGATGAGTGCACAGCAATTGATGATGCGGCTGATCGTAGCGGAGTCCGGACTGGACTACCGGGATATCAAGACCGGCAAGGTTAACCAGGAACAATGGCTGCACCTCGAGCGCTCGATCCGTCCCCTGGAAACGGCCCCGCTCTTCATCGACGACACGCCGGCGCTTTCGATTTTTGAGTTCAGGTCCAAGGCCCGGAAGTTAAAGATGCAGCACGACGTGAAACTGATCATCATCGACTATCTGCAGTTGATGGTGGGTGTCACGGACAAGAGCGGGAACCGCGAGCAGGAGGTTGCATCGATATCCCGGACATTGAAGGCCGTGGCAAAGGAGTTGAACGTGCCGATCATCGCATTATCGCAGTTGAACCGGTCCGTCGAATCCCGTGGCGGAAATAAGCGCCCGCAGTTGTCGGACCTCCGCGAGTCCGGTGCGATCGAGCAGGATGCCGACCTGGTGGCCTTCATTCACCGCCCGGAGTATTACGGCCTCACCGAAGACGAAAACGGGATGCCGACTCAGGGGCTCGCCGAAATCATCGTAGCCAAACACCGGAACGGTGCGATCGATACCATCCCGCTCCGGTTCCTGAAAGAAGCCGCCCGGTTTACGGATTACGACCAGACACCAAACAACGATACTAACGATCAAACCTTTTTTTAGCTATGAAAGTATACATCTCCGGCCGGATCAGCGGCCTCGACAAGACCCAGGCAGAGGTGCGGTTCTATGCGGCACAACGTTTCCTGGAAAGCCTCGGGCACGAAGTGTTCAACCCGTTCGATAACTGCCTGGCAGAGGACGCTACCTGGTCCGACCACATGGTGGCGGATATCCGGATGCTTTTCGAAGCGGACGCCATCTACATGCTGCCGGACTGGCGGGAGAGCACCGGCGCCCGGATCGAGCACCACATCGCCACGGAAACACAAAAGGCCATCCACTACTGCGACCTCTGACATGGACTATCTACTACTCATTTTAGCGGTAGTCTGCTATTACGGAATTATCATCGGAGCGGGAATATACGCCGAACATTTAAAAAACAACGACGATGGAAATACTGACGATGATACAGAGACAAGCGAGGGTTAAGCGGATCATGACCCTCATCTACGCCTGCAAACTGAAACAAAACCTCCCGGATATCTGCGGCCTTTGGGGCGCCCGGAACTTCGACGACATGACGGACGACGCCCTGGAAGAGTGCGGCGATTTTATGGAACGGGCCTACCGGGGACGGACGACCGAACCGACCAAGCGGGTGCGTAGCCTTCGGTCGCTGGTCCTGGACCTGCTGACCCGGATGGAGGTGCTCGAGTGGCCGGCCCGCAATGCTTACCTGTTGAACATGCGCAACGGTCACAAGAAACTGCTGTACATGATGTCCCAGGAGGAACTCGAGACTTTACTGCCGTCGCTCCGTGCGGCCGAGGCCAAACACCGCAAACAACAGCAGGCTCGCACGAACCTGCAACCGGCCGAACCCACCCAGGCGCGGACGAAGGTCACCCTGATCATGAACCCCTGCGGCCTGGTGAATTGAAAAAGGCCGCGAGCGATCGAAATCGCAACACGGCCCGGAAGCTTGGCAAAGCTAGGCTGCAAATATAGGAGATTTCCCGTTACATGGCTTACTCAAACAAAAACTACCAAAAGAAACGACGCAAAGCGTATGACCTGGCGCAACAACACTACGAGCCGGGCCGTCATGACCGTTGTTATAAATGGGTTTGGGCGAAGGTGATCCGGGAGGTTTACGATGTCGAATACTGTACCTTCCTCCGGTGGATCCGGGAAGAAAAAGCCCTCCGCGCCGAAGACACACAACAAAACCTTTTTTAACAGAAAGCCCCGGTACCTAACCGGGGCTTTCTTCTTTCCCATTCACTCGGATCCGCACCGGCACGGTCACCCGCTGCCACTTCCTGATCGCATAGTTGTCTACATAACCGAAGCTAAAACTCATCACATACTCCCGGACACCATCGTCGCGGGTTACCCGCGAGCAGCGTGTGCGGGTCAGCGCGGAGAAGGTTTCACACCCCAGCCCCTGGAGCGCCTTGTAGACCTCCCGCAAGATAGCATACATCCCCAGGGGTTTATAACGGTCCGGGGATCCGGAGGAGACATTCACCGGCTTGTAGTCGGCAATCCGGATGTTCACGATCCCCAAGGCCTGCTGGGTCTTTTGCCCGCGCTCGGAAAAGTCCACCTGGCCGATATCGTAAAGGGCACATGGCATCGCCACCGGTGGCCGGCTTTCGAAATAGTCCAGTTGCCCCCAATCTTCGCCCACGTAGGCGAGGATTCCCCGCTCTTTTACCTGGTCGAGGTTCTCCTGGACAGCGATAAAAACGTCGTCGTTCATGTTGGATCAGTTTAGCGTTTCTTTTTGAGGATCGGCGCCAGTTGTTTCTCGGCGTACTCCTTTATACGATTGTTGGAGATCTTTTTGACCGTCTCGTCGATGACCGGATGGGGACCGATCACCTGGCGCTTCGGCATATCGATCACCCCCTTTTTGCTCAGGGCCATCCGTTTGAAGAACTCGGCCTCGGAGTTGAGTTGCAGGTTCCGCTGGGAGGCGCTGACCTTGCCGGTCTTCGTCTTGGTCTGCATGCCCTGCTTTTTGTAGTATTGCGCCCAAAAGTATTTGCGCATCTTCGGGGTCACCCGGATCTGGCCGCCCTTGTTGTGCAGGGCGGCGCCAGGAGCATCTGACGAGAACCGGACGCCGGAAGTCTCGAGGGTGGCCCGGTACGATCGCCGCATCCGGTTGGTGACGGCCATCAGGGTCCCACGCCGGAAGGGAGAGCGGCGTTTCTCCCAGGGCTGGTCGAAGAAACCCTTCCGGATAAAATTCTGGTCGAACTGGTCCCGCATCTCGACCCGGATGTCGTTCAGGATATCCCGTTTCAAATTACTGTTCATGATGCCATTGTTTCGCCTCCTCCGGAGCGTTGTGGTAATAGGGATGGTTCGGCGGGAAAAGAACCTGCTGCGTACCCGGATTGAACCGGAACATAGCGGCCCGGTTCCGGCCCTGGTTGTCGGTGTCCGTGGTGGCCTGTTCCCCCAGGCGGAGCGCCCGGTCGGAGTCGGCCCGTTGGTACTTGCCCCGCAGAACCTGTTTGACCAGGCACCGGCAGCGCCAACCGTTGGGCGGCATGTACATGGTCCAAAAACTGTCCGACGCCGGCAGGGTAATCCCCTCCAGGGCGGCGTGATCCGGACGGACGGCAGCGTCACCGGCGGTGCAATACTGCAGGTCGTATTCGTCCCCGTCCTCCTGGATGTCCGCCCATTGCGCGGCCGCCTGGGCGGAATGGATGGCGAACTCGTGCTCGGCTTCCAGGTATTGCTCGTTGTACTTCGGGTGCAACTCTTTGACGTCCGCCATAAACTGATAAAGCGGCTTTATCCCGCCGTCTTCGTCCGTCAGTAGTTGCGTCGCCTCCCGGAGCTCATGGTAGGTTTTGCACCCTGAAAAGACGAACACATCCTCCCGGAGTTTTTCGGCCATGGCTTCGGGGATCTCCTCGTTGATCAGCGTGGAGTTGAAGGCATCCATCAACACCTGCGCGGTCTCTTTGGTCAGGGCGACGATCGGCTTGTTCCGGAGCATGTCCGGGGTGAACCCACCCTGCCGGTAGACATAACGGACCGCCTTGTCAAACTTTTTGGCGTCGAATCCTGTCGGTTTCCGGTTCCCTGCGGACAGTAACACCCGCTCCGGCCGATCGAGCCCGTAAACGGCCGTCAATCGTTCGTGCAGCCCCCCGTAGTCAAGCGGGGGGCCTATCCGAAAAAATCCTGTCCTCCGCTCCGTTTACGGCTCAATCCGGACACCTTCGCGGCGTCGCCGGCGAGAGCCCGCTGATCCTTGGGGGAGAGTCGATTGAAAAGCCGTTGGTAGATCCTAACGAAGAGGTTCTGATGCCCCCGGTCCGTCATGTTGTACATCCCGAACGCCGGCTGCTCTTTGTCGGTGACCCGGATGCCGAACTTCTCCTCGATCCATTCGTTGGGGATATCCTTATGCGGCAGGATCTCGGTGA